AAACCCTAAGGATCTAGCAAATATTTGGTTAGAGATTCAGTATGGATGGTTACCGCTTGTGGAGGATACGTATGGGGCTGCACAATCTTTAGCGCAGCAACTAAACTTCCCCTTCCAAGCAGTTTACCGGGTCCGTTCTACGAAGCCATTGGTGCCTACGTCACAAGATACTTCGATAACCAACCCTGGAAACTGGTGGTTTCGTGGAAACACGAAAGCCCAGTTGATAGCAAGGTTATCTGAAGTGAATGTGGCCCAGCTCAATGGTCTAACTGATCCAGCTTCGGTTTTGTGGGAGTTAACCCCTTGGTCCTTTGTGGCTGATTGGTTTATTCCTATAGGTTCGTGGTTGGAAGCGAGGAGTCTCGCATCAGCGTTAACGGGTACTTTTGTCACGACGATAAGCGAAGATGCTCGGTTTTACTGCGGGGATTTGGATCTAGGGCCGGATACCAGTGTTCCACATGATGTGGAGTATGAAATCCATTCCGTGATTACAAATCGTACCGTAAGTACAACCTTGCAAGTTCCTTTCCCAAATATTAAATCATTTGGGCAAGTCGCTTCATGGAAGCACTGTGCAAACGCCGTGGCTCTCCTTACCCAAAAGTTTGGGAGCCGTTCCTGAGACATGAATTCAGCCTTACGTCCTATTTGGAATAAAGGTTATTGAGTTCATTTGATCTCTTTCACTATCATGGAAAGCTACCGATGGCAGCCATCGCAGATATCACCGTCTTTGACGGTGCAGCAACGCCGGTCAGTCACACTCTCAAAGCCGTTTCGGTTACCCGAAGCGGTGATGAGGTTGTGGCTTACTGGCGTGAAGCTCTCGCCTCAATCCCGACCGAAGCTCAGGTCTGGGCAACCGCAAAGTTGACCAACCTGAAGAATGGCGTGACGAAGGAGGAGTTCACTGTGGGAGTTCCCGTAATGGAGACTGTCACGAACCAAAATGCTGCGGGTTATACCGCAGCACCGAAGGTCGCTTACACGGACAAGGTGGTTTTTACCGCCTTCTCGAGCAAGCGGTCGTCGGTGACGAGCCGTCGTTTGGCTCGACAGATCCTGGTCAATATTGGCAACAATATTTCGACCTCTGTCGCAGCCGCAACGTCTGGTCCGTTGCCGGATCTCGTCGACAACCTGTTCGCTCCTACTTAATCGGTAGGCACGGCACGGTTGTACATGGTCATAGTTCCTTTGGGGACCTTGACCAATGTCTGATCTATTACCCTTTACTCTTATGGAGTTAATATGCGTTTTACACGCTGGGATCAACAGATCTCGACAGAATCCAGCAATGAGGTTCTCTTTCTCCTCGCTGATTGGCACCTTTCGGAGGTTTTGAACCCTTCGATCGACTTTGAAGTCGTATGTCTAGCTTTGCTAGAACGCGACCTCTGGGTACTGTGCCACCATGATTTAAGTAGCGGACACACTGCCAACGATCACTACCATCTTTACCAGATTTTAGCGTTTTTTAAGAAACGCCGAGATTTGGAGATTGGGATTGATAAGAAAGCGGTATCTGAAGCTACTTTCATGGGGTCCGAGAAGCTATGTAAAGAGACGAATGATCTTTTCAGATCTTACTCGCGTGGAGGGTTTTATTTCCTCCCGCGCGTTGAGTCCGTGATCTACGGAGCTCAGCGGAAAATTAGTAAGATTTTGGGAGATCTACCTTCGATCTCTGAACTAAGGCTTCGATTTGGACCTGGAGCTACTACGCAGCTTAAAAAGAGAGATGCCTCTGCTCGACGTAAGTTGAGTAGCAGGTTCTCATGTAACGGCAATGCTGTTCGGTTTTTGGAGGACCTTGCAGCAGAATGTCCTGACTGGTTTGGTGTTAAACCAGACGGTTCAGCGACATTCCAACTCGACATCGAAGATGAGCGAGTTGAGTTCGTCCCGAAGAGTGCGAAGACGTATCGGAAGATCGCCAAAGCCCCATTACTGGATACCTTTGTCCAGTTAGGGATAGGTGATTTTATGTCCGATCGCTTACGCCTCGCAGGTGTTGATTTAAGAGATCAAACTCTCAATCAACGTCTAGCCCGAGAGGGCTCGATAACCGGCGCTTTAGCAACGCTGGACCTGAGTAGTGCCTCCGATACCATTGCATGCGGGCTCGTTGAGAGCCTCTTGCCCTTTGATTGGTGGGATTTCCTGAGATCGTTTCGATCTTCGGGAACTATCACCGATAAAGGGAGAATCATCTTGCAATCCTTTGCCTCAATGGGGAACGGTTTTACCTTTCCCTTAGAGACATTGATCTTTTACTCCTTGGCGCATAGTTGCGTACAGAGTTTGGGTCTTGATTGTTCGAAGATCGCAGTCTACGGAGACGATATTATCGTCCCTGTAGAAGGAGTTTCTTTGCTTATCGAATGCTTAACCGCTTGCGGTTTCGTAGTAAATAAGTCAAAGAGCTTCTGGAATGGTACTTATCGCGAAAGTTGCGGTAAGGACTACGTTTCGGGGATCGATGTACGTCCTTGTTTTATCAAGGATACTTTATCCGGTCATCAATGGTTTGTGCTCCATAACTATTACGTTAGGACCAACCAGCCGGAACCCGCTGAGATAGTACTCACAATGATTGACGAAAGTCTAGCATTGTGGGGGCCTGATGGGTATGGCGATGGTCACCTTATCGGTGACTATGATCCATGTCCTCTCAACAGGCATCTCGGTTGGGGTGGCTTTACCTTTGAGACTTACACATATAAGTCCCGTCGAGCGTTTTACGCTTTAGGGGCAGACTATGTGTACCCTTCTTATTCGATCTATATGAAGGGGGATGGTCACTCAAGTGACTCTTTGTTCCGCGAGAAACTGCGGAGGAGAGATGTTCACGGGGTCTTGCGACCCGAGCGATCAGACTCTGAATATATAGGTCATTCAGGAAGGACCGTTCTCCGCGACACCCTCCCGGGTGTTGACGGGTACAAGCGCATCAAGATCTACACGCTTGGCCGGTGAAAGCCGGCTTCTTGAGCTAGTCTTTTGACCAGCTGGTTGCCCGTCTG